GAGGAGATGGCATCCTTCCCCAGCGGCGCCCATGACGACCAAGTGGACTGCTACTCACAGGCCAACGCCTACTACAACGAAAGCACGGCGTTTGATATTACGTCGCTGATTACATGATGAGAGGAGTGATAAGGGCATGAGAACACCGCAGAGCGAGCTGGAGCGGCGCAGGTTGAACGAGCGTGGCCGCCAGATTCTTCAGCGGAAATCCGGCGCAGCCGTCCGCCCCATGCGAGAGGACGGCTATGTCAACCTGCTGAATAAGTACGGCACCACGCACGATAACTCAGAATCCTACGGCTTCGAGCGTGAACCGCTCATCCCTGATATGCAGCTCACCAGCTTGTATGAGGGGAACGGTCTGTTCACGAAAATCATAGACGCCCCGGCGGAAGAGGCGCTGAAGCATGGATTCGACCTGAACCTGAAGAACGATGAGCTGGACGCATTCGTGGAGGAGGCGCTGGATGACCTCGAATGGGAGGAGAAGGCAGCCACCGCCATCAAGTGGGCGAGGCTGTACGGTGGCGCCATCATCGTCATGCTCATTGACGATGGGAGAGGGCTGGAAGAGCCGGTAGACTGGAAGAATGTTCGCAGCATCGACGAGCTGAGGGTCTACGAACGGGCCATTGTGCAGCCGGACTACACCAGCCTATATATGCAGGACTACGGCGGGAAGGGCGTGGGAAACAGGGTGTCCAAGTTCGGGCAGCCTGAGTTCTATTATGTGTCCAGTATCTATGGCAGCTTCCAAGTGCATGAGAGCCGGTGCCTCGTGTTCCGCAACGGCGTCCTTCCTGAGCAGACCACGGATTCAACCTACCTGTTCTGGGGTATGCCGGAGTACGTCCGCATCCGCCGGGCGCTGCGGGAGACTATCACGTCCCACACGGACGCCACGAAGATGCTGGAGCGGTCGGTGCAGGCTATCTACTCCATGAAGGGACTTGCCGCCCTCCTGACCACAGATGACGGTGAGAACGCTGTGCTGAAGCGGTTGCAGGTCATCGACATGGCCCGTGGCCTGCTGAACAGTATCGCCATTGACAGTGAGGGAGAGAATTACGACTTCAAGGTGGCTCAGTTTAGCGGGGTGAAGGATGTCATCGACTCGACCTGCAATATGCTGTCGGCCCTGACGAATATCCCGCAGACCATCCTGTTCGGCCGGTCCCCCGCCGGGGAAAACTCCACCGGCGAGAGCGACATGGAAAACTGGTACAGCTTCGTCGAGCGCATCCAGAAGCTCATGCTGAAGCGGAACCTGCGGAATCTGCTGGACGTGGTATTCCGGGCAGGCATCGCCTCTGGGGAGATTGAGGAAGAGCCGGACTACAAGCTGAAGTTCAACCCGCTGTGGAGCCTGAGTGACGCTGAACAGGCCACCGTGAATCTGGCAAAGGCGCAGACGGCGCTGGCGAAGGCTCAGGCCACACAGGTCTATGTGGAAATGCAGGCCCTCGACCCGTCAGAGGTCAGAACGGCCCTTGCCGCCGACGGGGAGTACAACGTGGAGGATGTCATCGCCGAGGATGATGACGATGACCTGCTGGAAGCCCTGATGGGCAGCCAGCCAGATGCTGTGAATGAGCTGGAGGCGGCCCAGAAGAGTGCCGAGGAGCTGAAGACGCCGGGAGGTGGGGAGCAGAGTGCGGGGCAGGCATCACCGGCTCAGGCTCCGCTTTTCCAGTCTGGCGACTTCGACTCATACAGCAGGGACGCCGATGCCACGCCGACCGGCGTTGGTGTGCTGGTAGTAGTGGACGGCGAAATCCTCTGCGGCACCAGAGCCAAGGAAGGGACCATCTGCGGCCCCGGCGGTCATATCGAGGCCGGGGAGACGCCGGAGCAGGCGTCGGTCCGGGAAGCTCAGGAAGAGTTCGACATCACGCCGAAGGAGCTGATACCCGTGACCATGCTGACCGGGATGCCGGAGCAGTACGGCGTGTCTCAGGTCTACCTCTGTACCGAGTTTGATGGTCATATCGCCTGCGACGGCAAGGAGATGGTCCGCCCCGGCTTCCTCAGCATGGAGAAGGCCAAGGAGCTGATTGCCAACAATCCTGAGCGCCTCTTCGAGCCGTTCCGCCTGTCCATCGAGGCCCTGCTGACCGAGCTTTTCCCGAACGAAAATTCTGACTTGACAGCGGGAGTTCCGTCTGGTAGTGTGAATGATAGAGGGGACTTCGAGGAGTCGAAGCATCCCCGTGATAAGAACGGTCAATTTGCCTCTGGCAGCTCCAGCGGCTCTGCCGCCCCTTCAGGAGAAACTCCGCAGGCACCCTCCGCCGATGGCGAGAACGTTCCATGCACAGGCTTTGCCTCCAAAGCGAAGCTGAGAGACCATGCGAAGCGGCATAGTGCTGGGGTCGGGGCCAGCTCTGAAGCTGAGTATCAGCAGAAGGGCATAGACTTCCTGAAGCAGCCGTGCGGAGGGGACGTTATCGGTTACGCAAGACCTGATGGCGCAATCGTCCGATTCAATACGAAGACGTGCGAATACGCAACAGGAAAGCCCGGAGGCTCCCTGTCAACCTACATGAGTCCAAGGTGCGATGAAAAGACAGGTGAGGCTCGGCCGGATAAGGCTATGGACTACTACACGAGAAGAAAGGCTAAAGACAGTCAGGAGGGATAACGATGAAAGCTGTTAAATGCCCGGTTTGCGGAAAAACGGAACTGGTCGAAGACGGAGATGTATGCGAGGTATGCGGCTGGTTCCATGACAGGGTGCAGGAAGATGACCCTGATTACGATGGCGGTGAGAACTTTATGAGCTTGAATCAGGCCAAGGCTGCCTACGCCAAGGGCGAGCCGATTGAGTGAGGAGGCTTTCGTGGATAACTTCAGAATCATATATCGCATACTCCGCTATCTGGAAAGGGCGATGGACTACGATGAGCCTGACCTCGACCAAATCTCAGCACAGAAGTTTGGACTTTCCGAGCAGAGATGGGCAGCCATTATGAAGATGCTTGCGGCTGAAGGTTATGTGGAGGGACTGTCAGTGAAACAATCCATTGACGGAGAGGTCGTAATTTCTATGTCTACTCCGAGAATCACGCTAAAAGGTCTGGAGTATTTGCAAGAGAACTCCATGATGCAGAAGGCGGCGAAAGTGGTGAAGGGTGTAGCTGACCTTATCCCATAAGAAAGTGAAGGACGACGGTTAATCCGCCGTCCTTTTTCTTTGCCCTTTACAGCCCCTACAAGGGGCGTCTGAGAATCAACAACAACTTACCCTCAGAAAAAGGTAAAAGCGAATCCTGATACCGTCAGGGCTTTCTTAGAGGGTGATACAAAGAACACAAACGGGCGACGGTGCAAACCGCCGCCTTTTTTCGTGCGTTCACGCCGGGGAGGAGGTGATGGCCGTGAACGACATCGCACACAAGCAGATGGTGCAGGAGGTTCTCAAAGCCCGTTTCGGCAGCCACAAGCGCCTCCTGTGCAAAGCCAACATCCAATACCCCTTACAGGCAGAACGTGAGTTCCAGCGGGTCACAAACGGCTATATGAGGCTTCTAAACGAAACCCTCAAAGACCACCTGCCGGAAATCAGGGATGCGGCCAGAATTGAGCGGGAAAAGACCCGTAGGAACGATGACACCTCAGACCTGACCGGCAAGCTCGCCGCCGTCTTCAATGTGATGGCGGTGGAGCTGGAACGCAAAACGGCCAAGTTCGGCCTCTACGACAAGGTTCAGGCTATGGCGCACCTGACACGGAAACTCAGCATCAAGGAATGGAAGAGGGCGGTCAAGTCCACCCTCGGAATCGACCTGCTGGACGACTACTACTCCGGCGAGTTGTTCCGAGAACTGATGCAGAAGTGGGTGGAGGACAATGTGGGGCTGATAAAGACCATCCCGCAGGAAAGCCTCAGCCGGATGCGGGAAATCGTCATGGAAGGCTACCGCAACGGCGAGACAACAACGTCCATTGTCAAGAAGATGCAGCGAGCATACAGCATCGACCGGCGACACGCCCAGCTTTTGGCTCGTGACCAGATAGCCAAGCTGAACAGCAATATTGCCCAGCAACAGCAGCGGGACGCCGGGGTGGAGGAGTACATCTGGTCCACCTCCGGCGACAGCCGTGTCCGTGAAAGCCACAAGAGGCTGAACTGGAAGCGGTTCAGGTGGGACGACCCGCCGGTTGTTGATGAGAAGACAGGCCGCCGGTGTCATCCCGGCGAGGACTATGAGTGCCGCTGCGTGGCCCTCGCAGTCTTCGACTTTGACACCATCGACCTGCCAATCGCAGCATAGGGGGTGAGGGCCGTGAAGAAGTTTTAGCATCCAGAAAGGAGAGGACAGCACATGAGCGAACCGAGGCCCGGAAGGGTCAACCGTCTGGACAGCATACCGCTTGACATGACGTACTTCACGGATGAGGGCTATTTGGTAGACCACCCCATCGTCACGTCGGTCGGTATCTTCGTGTATCACAACCCGGACGGCACTGAACGTCGGGAGCTGCGGCTCCCAGAAGAGGTCTTCGCTGCGAAAAGCCTTGCGTCCTACAAGGGCAAGCCGGTCATCATCACCCATGAGGCCGGGTACGTCGATACCGAGAATGTGCAGGAGGAACACGTCGGCACGGTCCTGTCAGAAGGCTATCAGGACGGGAATGACGTGAGAGCCGAAATCATCATTCACGATATGGACACCGTGAGGAACATCGGGCTGAGAGAGCTGTCGCTGGGCTACAACCTGCGTCTGGAGGAAACCCCCGGCGTGTGGGAGGGCCAGCCCTACGACGCCATCCAGCGGGACATCGAAATCAATCATCTTGCCCTTGTCGAAAAGGCAAGGGCTGGCGAGCAGGCCCGGCTGAATATCGACAGCAAGGGCCACGACAATCTCAAAGGAGGAAAGTTAGACATGGCAAAGAACATCACCAGAAAAGACGGCGATGCGATTGACACCGCCGCCATCGACGCCGCCATCGAAGCCTTCAAGCAGCGCAGAGCGGAGCGCATGGGCGCCGGGGACACCGGGGCTGAGGCTCCCCCCGCTGCCGAGGCGGACAGCTTCCCCCCGGCCGCTGAGGAGCCTGCCGCTCCTGCCGCCGAGGAGAAGCAGGATGCGGTGCAGATGGTCAAGGACCGCCGGGACCGCCGAGACAGCAACGGCGACCCCGCAAATCTGGATGAGGCGATGGGCTGCATCGCCCAGCAGGATGAGGACATCGACACCCTGCTGGGAGTCATCGACGTGCTGAAGTCTGCGCCCCCTGTCCTCGACAGCGAGGAGAAGGAGGATGGAGACGAGAACGCCGACGGTGACGAGGAAAACGCTGACAGCGACGGCTGCAAGAAGGATGGCGAGGGCGAGGCCCCCGCCAAGACCGACAAGAAGGACCGGGCGGATTCCACCGACTTCCGTGAGCTGCTGCGTGTCGTCCGTGTGGGCGACCGCCTGAACATGGACGGTCTGGAGTCCATGAGCGTCAAGGGCGCAAAGAAGGCCGTGCTGAAGAAGCTGAAGCCCACCCTGCGTCTGGACGGCAAGAGCGCCGCCTACGTCTCTGCCGCCTTCGACATGGCCGTCGCCGAGATGAACGCCCGGAAGGACACCAACTACCAGCGGGGGCAGATGACCCGCAAGGATTCCGCCCCCAAGCCCACCAAATCCGTCGGTTCTGCCGCTGATGCCCGTCAGCGCATGATTAACCGCCAGCAGAAGAAGGAGGAGAAGTAAGATGAGCGTACAGACCAGCTATGGCAACCAGACGCCGAAGGGCGTCGCCGGTGGCATCTATGATATGTTCCACTACGCCGTTGACTCCCGTTTCAATGAGGAGGCCGACGGCGTTCTTCGTTTCGGCGTGGGCGTCGTTCCCGGCACCCTGCCGGGCAGCAACGTCAAGCTGCCTGCGGATGACAGCACCGCAGCTCAGTTCGAGGGCGTGGTGCTGAACGGCTTCGACCGGCAGCAGGATTTGTCCGGCAAGCTGTTCATCCTGAACAACCAGAACGTCAGCGTCATGCGCCGGGGCCGGGTGTGGGTCCGGCTCGCTGCTGAGGCCGCCCCCAAGTACGGCGACCCCGTTCACCTGCTGAACAGCGGGGACGATGTGGGCTGCTTTTCCACCGCTGGCGGCCTGACCATCCCCGGTCGGTTCATCGGCCCTGCCAGCAACGGGGTGGCCCCCGTTGAGCTGTACGGCATCGACGGCGCTGCTGCCGCTGCCGAATAACTGAGAGGAGGAAACGAAATGAACGCTCAGAAATCCATGAGATACGACCAGAATGACTATGAGGCGCTGCTGGCCTCCAACATCCCGGCGTCTCTGGTCGGCACCGCCCAGATGCGCTTCGACAGCGCCGAGGATGCTTCCGTGTTCTTCGCCCGTGAGCTGGATTACGTCAAGAGCCAGTCCTATGACGTGGTGTACCCAAAGCTCACCGCCCTGAACATCTTCCCCGTGTCCAGCGAGGTTGACCCCGGCGCTGAGACCATCACCTACTACTCCTACGACAAGGTGGGTCTGGCGAAGATTATCAGCAACTACGCCACCGACCTTCCCCGTGCGGACGTGAAAGGCAAGCCCACCACCGCCATCATCAAGTCCATCGGCGCCAGCTATGGCTACTCCATTCAGGAGATGAGGGCCTCCCGCATGGCGGGTAAGTCTCTGGACACCCGGAAGGCTGAGGCCGCCCGGTATCAGATTGACTACCTGAACAACAAGATTGCGTGGAACGGTGATGCCGAGACCGGGCTGCGGGGTGTTCTGTCCAAAGACAACGACATCCCCATCTACGTCCCCGCCGCCGGTTCCGGCGGCTCTACCAAGTGGGCCGACAAGGACGCCGATGAAATCCTTGCCGACCTGACCGGGATGCTCCGCACCATGTCCGAGACCACGAAGGGCGTGGAGACTCCTGACACCCTCGCCATTCCTGAGAGCGTGTATATCACCCTCCAGAACAAGCGCATTGAGGGTACGGCGACGACCCTGCTGAAGTACATTCAGGATAACATTCCTGACATCTCCAGCATCGAGCGTTGTCCTGAGCTGGAAGCTACCAGCACCGACACCAACCCCTATGCCGCCGACAAGGACGGGCAGGCCGTGGCCCTGATGTATAAGAACGACCCCCGGAAGTTCACCATCGAGAACCCTCTGCCCTTCATGCAGTACCCCGTCCAGACGCAGGGCCTCGAAATGGTCGTTCCCTGCGAGGCCCGGACCGCTGGTGCGGTCATTTACTACCCCATGTCCCTGCTCATCGTGACCGGCATCTGAGAACCTGACCTGCGAGGGAGGCCCGTGTGTGACGGGTCTCCCTCATACTTTTTAACGTGAAGGAGTATGAGCCATGAAACTGAAAAACGTGTGCAACAAGGCTATTTCCATCGGCGGCACCTGCATTCTCCCCGGCGAAACCGGGGAAGTGAGCGATGCCTTCGCCACCAACGCTTCCGTCAAGATGATGGAGCGCATCGGCAACCTCAAAATGGTCGGTAAGACTACGCCCCCGGCTCAGGAAGAGACACAGGGGCAGCAGACCGGCCAGACACAGGAGCATGGCGACGAGAAGAAGCCCCTCTCCCGGCTGAACAAGGATGAGCTGCTGGAGGAGTGCCGCAAGCTGGGTATCGAGACCACCGAGGACGACACCAAAGACACGCTGGTCAAGAAAATCAAGGACAAGACCGCTGAGTAAGGAGGAGCGCCCATGACCGTCATTGAGATTTTTCGGCTGGTGGCTACGGAGTTCAAAGACCTCGATGACGAGAAGGTCGAGGCGTGGTCAGAACTCACGGCCCCTCTTATCAGTAAGAAGGCTTTTGGAAAGCTGTACGAACAGGCTCTGGCTCTGCTGACCGCTCATCGTCTAAAGATGGCAGGGTATGGAGACAGCATTCTTGGGACAGCAGGTGACTCGCTTAGGGTAGCCAGCTATTCTGAGGGGGAAACCTCTGTGAGCTTCTCTTCAAACCAGCAATCCAACCTGTTAGCCGATGCGGAGCTGGCCCTAACACCGTATGGCCTCGAATATCTGTTTCTGCGGCGGCTGGTCGTAATCCCCATTCGTTCGAGTGGTGAGGCAAGATGAGCGGCGGGTGGGACCGGCTGACGCCGGAGGGCCAGCGGTTCTTCGCTGAGATTGAAAAGCTGAAGGAGCAACAGGTGTTTGTTGGCTTTCAGGCTGGACAGGTCGCCGATGACCGTGGTGTGGACATGGCCCAAATCGCCATGTTCAATGAGCTGGGGACATCGACGGCCCCGTCCCGGCCCTTCCTGCGGATGAGCGTGGATGAGAACGAGGACAAAATCACCACCACCTGTGGACGAGAGCTGGAGAGCCTGAAATCCGGCGGGACCGCCGAGACCATCCTGAGAAGAGTCGGCGCTCTCGGCGTCCGGCTGGTGCAGGAGAAAATCGGGTCCGGCAGCTTTGAGCCGAACGCTGAGTCCACTATCAGGAAGAAAGGTTCAGACAAACCGCTTATCGACACAGGCCGCATGAGGCAGTCGGTTAAGTATGTCATCAAGAGAAGGGGGGAGAGCTGACAATGGGATTCGGTATCTTCAAGCGGTCGTTCGTCATCCGCCGGTTCGGTGATGAGGAAATCATCGACGGTTACAGCGTGGCGCCGTTTACAGACACGGTAGCGCACCTGAATGTGCAGCCCTTGTCAAAGGATGAGATTCAAGCCCTCCCTGAAGGCGAGCAACGGGTCAAACGCATGAAGGCGTTTGGAGACCTTGTGTTCACTACCGCAGACCAGTCTACCGGCCGCCGGGGAGACTGGCTGTTTTATCATGGGAAGATGGACCCGGAGGGCCACTGGTACGAGTGCGTGAGTTCTCTCGGCTGGGACCATACGATGCTCAGTCATTGCCGAAGCGAGTTTGTCATCGTGTCGGAGGCTGAGGCGAGGCGGGTCCCCCAGCCGAAAATTGGTCCGGACGGAAAGGAGGATGCTGCTGATGACGCTGAGTGAGCTAAAGGTGGCACTCCGCCAACTGACCAAGCTGTATTTCAACAGGGCAGAAGTGACGTTTACAAAACAGAGCTTCCGGGCAAAGCCCGCAGGGGCGCTTGTGACGCTCTCTATGGCCCCTGTGTCCAGACCCATGAATCCGCCTGTCAAAATCATTGACGGGCGCCCTGTCGCCTTCTATCCAGCCTCCACGTCAATACAGATAGACCTGTTCACGAATGGGGCGCAGGAAGAGGTGGAGCAGGGCTTTACACCCATAGCAGAGAATACCGCAGAGGACGATATGCTTGCTTTTGCGAGCTTCCTAAACTCGGAGTACGTTGTCCAGTGGTGCCATGAGCGGGACATCGCCATTGTGGTGCCGCCGACGGTGCAGGACCTTACCGGCCTCATCCATGATAGCAACTTCGAGTTTCGTGCCATGATGGAGATAATGGTCTACTTCACCATGACGGCCATCGGCTACACTGGGACGCTGGAGGCGGGGAGCGTGAAGCACAGCGGAACTACCGTTGACCCTGAGACCGGCGAGGAAAAGCCGTATGAGTACGAGGGTGGCGACATCCAAGCGGACGACGTTTCGGAGCTGGTGCCTGTTATCAAGCCGACGCCCAGCGGCGGCGGCAACGAGGATATGGCCGCAGACGAGGGCGGCTACTTCTCCAACGTCGAAATCAATGACAAACCCGTGAAGGAGGAAAATTAGTATGAGCGCAAATCTCGACAGGATTTGTACGGTTGACATCTCGCTTGCCAGCCCGATTGCGAACGAGGCCAGCTTTGACAACATCCTGATTCTCGGCCCGGCCCCCAAAGTCCAGAAAGAGGACATCCCCGCTGTGGGCGTGTACCGCAGTCTGAACGAACTGACGGAGCTGGGCTTTGTTGCCACCGGCGCAGATGCCGACCCCGTTGGCGTGGCGGCACGGGTGGCCTTTTCCCAGAGTCCCCGGCCGCATGAGGTGTATGTGGCGGTCATGGCCGATTCTGGTCCTGTTCCTGAGACGCCTACGGATGAGGAGCTGGAGCAGGCCGTCGCCGATGGCAAGCCGTGGAGCGTGTCCGAGACGCTGGACAATGCCCTCGGCACCAACGGCTGGTACTGCATCTGCCCCGCTGGTCTGGATAGGGAGCAGGTGGTGGAGGTCATCCAGTGGACCGAAACGCAGAACAAAATCTGCGGCTACATCGACAACGACCCTGACGACCCCGTAGTGCAGCCCGGCCTCTATTTCCGCAGCTTCCCGCTCTTCGCCAAAGAGACCGCCGACCAGCCCGACCATGAGGTTCCGCTGGAGAACCAGCACGGCATGGCGGTTGCCATCGCAGCGAAGGCCATGCACTACCACGCAGGGGAGGAAACGTGGGCGCTGAAGCAGCTTGCCGCCGTGTACCCGGCCAAGCTGAAGTCCACGTTCATCAAGAAGCTGGAGGCAGCGAACATCACCTACCTGACCACCGTTGCGTCGAAGAATCTGACGCAGGGCGGCAAGACCAACGCCGGGGAGTGGATTGATGTCATCCGTTTCCGTGACTGGCTCCAGAACGATATGCAGGTCCGGGTGGTCAACCTGCTGGTGGTGAACCCGAAAATCCCGTACACCGACGGGGGCATCGGTCTGGTGGATAACCAGATGCTTGCCTCGCTGAAGGACGGGCAGAAGTACGGCGGCATCGCTCCTACTGAGTACGACGCCGACGGCAACGCCGACCCCGGCTATGTTACATCTATGCCGCTGGCCTCCGAACTCACCAGCGTCCAGAAGGCGTCCCGTGTCCTGAGCGATTGCCGGTTCTCCGCACGGCTGGCCGGGGCAATCCATGTGGTCAACATCTCTGGGTGCCTAACCTATGAGAATCTGTAAGGGAGGTAGCATAAATGTCTTCCAAAATCAAGACCTATAACCCGAAGGAAGTGGTCATCTCTGCCGGTCCGCATATCGTGACCGGCATCGCCGATGACAGCTTCGTCACCATTGAGGCCAACGGTGACGGCATCACGAAGAAGGTGGGCTGCGACGGCGAGATTGTCCGTGCGGTGTCTCCTGACGGCACCTACAAAGTAAAGATTGCCCTGTTGCAGACCAGTGACAGCAACACCTATTTCAGCCAGAAGGTGGACCAAGACCGGGAGACCGGCGACGGTATGTTCCCCCTGCTCATCAAGGACCTGAAAGGCGGTCTGGTGTTTAGCACCGAGGCTGCGTGGTGTACGAAGAAGGCTGCTGTCACCCGTGGCAAGGAGTCCAACAACCGTGAGTGGGAAATCGAGACCGGCGAAGCTACGCTGGAGGAATGAGGAGGTAAACCATGAAACAGCTTGAACCCAGAACCGTAACGGTCGGCGAGAATAAGTTCTACATCCGGCCCCTTCCGGCTTTCAAAGCGGCCAACCTGACCGGGGAGCTGGCAGCCCTTGTGCTGCCCATAGTCTCCGGCCTTGCCCCTCTGCTGGATAAGGTGGATTCCGGCAAGGAAGGCAAGGGTCTGATGGACCTGAATATCGAGGATGCGCCCCCCGCCATTTCGGGGGCCTTTTCTGCGCTTTCCGGCGATAAGCTGGAAGCCATCCTGAAGCACCTGCTGATTGCTGGGAAGAACATCGCCTTTGAGACCCCGGAGGATGAGAAGCCGAGGGTGCTGACGGAGGACCTTGCCAACGAGGTCTTCTGCGAGGACGTGCAGGATATGTTCCTCTTGGCCTTCGAGGTCATCCGCACCAATTACAACGGTTTTTTCAAGAAGCTCGGCGGCCGATTTGGTTCTCTCGTCGGGGACCTGATGAAGACGGCGGCGCCGAGACAAGAAAATATGGCGACCTTGACCTGAGCGGTTTTACCGAGCTTGAACTCAGGATGTACTTGCTGATAAAAGCTCGCATGGCTTCCATGTGGGAGTTGAAGAACTGCTACACACTGGACGAGGCACTAAAGCTCTACGCTCTGTTCCGCATGGAGCAGGATGTGGAATCCGGCCGGGCTGAGGATATAGCGAAGGGGGTAGAGCGATGACATGACCATTAGAGATATTGGAATTCTGTTCGGGTACAGAGTGGACAGGAACTCGGAGAATCAGGTCGAGGACAGCGTAAAATCGCTGAAGTCCATGGCGTCAAAGGCGCTGGGTGCTATCGGCCTAACGCTCTCGGTGGCTGGCATCGCTGGTGCCATCAAAGACTGTGTTTCCCTTGCCTCCGAAGTGGAGGAAATGGAGAACAAATTCGACGTGGTGTTCGGAGAAATCCGGGACGATGTTGACAAGTGGGCACAGGACTATTCCGATGCCATCGGCAGGAATAAGAACGACATTAAGACCTATTTGGCCGACCAGCAGAATTTGTTGGTCGGCTTTGGCATGACCAGACAGGCCGGTGCGGAGTTGTCCCAGCAGATGACCACGCTGGCCCTCGACCTTGCTTCCTTTGGTAACATCGACGAGACGGTGGCTGTGGACGCCATGACGAAGGCTATCATGGGCGAGTCGGAGGCGGCAAAAACGCTGGGCGCTGTCCTGAACGACAGTACCAGAGAGCAGGCTATGCTCCAGATGGGGCTGTCAGGGACCTACAACAGCCTCGACCAGCTCACGAAGATGCAGGTCAACTATCAAGCCATCCTCAGCCAAAGCCCGGACGCCATTGGAGACTGTGAGCGCAGTCTCGGCTCCTATGAGAGTACGGTCCGGCGATTCAACTCCAAACTGAAGGAGGTCAAGCAGCTCATTGGCCAGTTCTTCATGCCGACGTTCCAGAAGGTCATAAGCTACGGCACACGGGGCCTGACCTCGCTGCGAAACATCATCCAGAAAATCTCCGACTTCGCCGCCAAAGTAGGCGGAGCGGAGCGAATCCTGAAGGTGCTGGCCGCAGCTCTCGCCGCCACGTTCATAGCGATGAACGTGAAGAAAATCACCGGGGCGGTGGATGGCTTCCAAAAGCTGGCTAAGGCGCTTGGAATGGGAGCAGGAAAGGCTCTGCTGTTCTTTGCCATTTTCCTGCTAATTGCCCTGATAATTCAGGACTTCATAGCGTTCATGCGTGGAGACAACAGCGTCATCGGTGCTTTGTTCGACAAGGCAGGCATCGGGGCAGACAACGCAAGGCAGACCATATTGAACGCATGGAATACCATCAAGTCGTTCCTGCTGAATGTATGGGAGGTCATCAAAGGCGCAGCGCAGGCCATCTTCGGCGCTCTGTCTGCATGGTGGGCCGAGAACGGGGAGCAGGTCAAGGAATCCTTCTCCAAGATATGGGAGGGCATCAAGACTATCTGCGAGGCCCTGTGGAACGCCCTGAAGAGCGCAGCAGAGACCATCTTTAGTGCGCTGAAAGCGTTCTGGGACGTGTGGGGCGAGACCATCATCACGGTGTTCAGCAACATCTGGAATATGCTCATCTCGCTGATTCAGTCGTTTCTGGACGCCATAGCCGGTATTATCGACTTTCTCGCAAACGTCTTCACAGGAAATTGGGAAGGCGCATGGAACGCCATTAAGGACATCGCCTCTGCCATCTGGGAGATGATAACGACCATCCTCAGCACCGCATGGGATAACATCTGCGCCATCTGGAATAAGCTGGCTGAGATTTTCGGCGGGTTCTTCCAAGCAGCGTGGGATGTCATCGTCGAGAAGGTCACGGGGATAAAGGACGCCATCGTCAACGGCTTCCAAGCAGCCATAGACTGGATTCTGGGCTTACCAGCGCAAGCCTTCCAGTGGGGCGCTGACATCATCAAGGGCATTGTGGACGGTATCAAGAGCATGATAGGCGCCGTGGGTGACGCTGTTTCTGGCATCGCCTCGAAAATCAAAGGGTTCCTCGGCTTCTCTGAGCCGGAGGACGGCCCTCTTAGCGACTTCCACACCTATATGCCGGACATGATTGACCTGATGGCGAAGGGCATCACCGCAGGCAAAGAGAAGGTCAAAGGCGCTCTGGAGCTGGTGACGGGCGATATGTCCGTCATCGCCAAGTCAAGCGTGGTGTCTAAAGGCACCGCTCAGACTGCAAGCGGCACCGGCGTTTCCAGCCGAACCGTAACGCAGAAGGTAGAAATCAATAACACATTCAACGGAGACCGTGCCGGACAGGAGAAGAGCGCCGAGGCTATGGATAAGGCTTCGGAGGATTCCACCAGCGCTATGGCACGGGCGTTGGCAACAGCGAGGTGATAGGATGGCAAGAGCAAAGCAGCCGGTCAGCGTCGGCGGCATCGAGTTCGACGCTCTCATAGATTCCGAAGAGAATTATGAGTCCGAGGTCCCTGAGTACCCCACGGAGAAGGGCTTCAAGGTCAGCGATACCATTGTGCTGAAGGCGACCGTCCTGAACATGACGCTATTCGTCACCAACACCCCCGTAACGTGGAAAGGCCGCCTCGGTTCTGGCCCCGGCAAGACCGAGGCCGTCGTGAAGCGGCTGAAGGAGATGTATTTCAAAAAGCTGCCGGTCGAGGTTATCACGTCCGATGCGGTCTACTCCAACATGGCTGTCACCAGTCTCAGCATCAAGAAGACTGCCGAGGTCGGCTATGCCCGTGAAATCCCCATCTCATTCAAAGAGATTGTGGTGACGGAGAGCAAGACCGTCACCATCCCGGCCAGCTACGGCAAGTCAGGCAAGACCGGGGCCTCCGGCGGAACAGCCAACACAAGGTCTGGTTCGTCCGGCGGGGGTTCCGGCTCCGGCAACTCTGGCGGCGGGTCAAGCAGTTCCGGCGGTGGAGGCTCTGGAAAATCCAGCGGCTCAGGAAAGAGCGGCTCCATCCTCTACAACGCCGCCAGCAGCTTCGGCCTGCTGTGAGGAGGTGCAGCATGGACTACATCATCATTGAGGTGCCAGACATGAACGACAGCACCTCCAGAATCACCCTGCAAGGCAAGCAGTACCAGATTCGCTTCACATGGAATGACACCGGCGGATTCTGGACCTTCGGCCTCTCAGACGCCCTTGGAGCGCCCCTGCTTATTGGAGTAAGGATTGTACCGCAGTTCCCGCTCAACCTGTTCTATGGGACGCAGGAGATTCCTGTGGGCGTGTTCGCAGCACTTACCGAGAAGGAAAGTATCGGACGTGCCGATTTCTTGAATGGCACAGTGCAGTTTGTGTTCATTCCAGCGTGAGAGCGCATTGTTCAAACACTGTGCATCGCACAAAAGGCGCACAGTGTAAAGAACGGTGTGCGAAATGTTCAGCGTAACCGTACCGTACCTAAACCGTACCGTACCAAGACCTTAAAAGACCTTTTTGCAAGTCTTCGCTACGCTCAGACTTACCGTTGCGGTTGAGCTGCAAAAAAGGCGTGATGTCATTGGTAACTTGAATTGACATTACCAATATGGTAAGTTAGAATGAGAATGTGGACAGGAAAAAGGGAACGATGCCCCGCCCTGAGAAAGCAAGCACCGTTCCCGTCCGTTGTCCACCCTCGAAGGGTGTTTTGACGGTTCCCATTGTAGCATATCCGTCGGCATCTTTCAAGAGACTTTTTCACGAAAGGATGTTTCGACAGATGAACAGAGCAAGCATTGAGACAGAAGTGGTCCGCATGGGAGATGTTGGCGCAGCTATTGACATGATGGATGCCTGCATCGCCGACATGGACGGCGACAAGGTGGAAAGGGCTGTCATTATCCTGAAGGAGCTTTTCAGCAGCAGATACGAGCGGCTGAGAACGTGCCTTTATGGGGGAGGTGGTCAGGATGCGTGACAACTGCGCTATCTTTACTACTGCCGACCGTCAGGAGTTGCGGGTCGTTTTTGACCCGGACGGCGTGGCCTTTTTCTGTGGGGCAGACCTCGCTGTGATTGCCGGATATGAGATGCCAAGAAAGGCTGTCACCGGCGGCAATCAGGGAGTGAACCGCATAGAAACGGTTCTCAGGAAGGTCCCGTGGGACAACGGCATGAAAAGAGGGCGGTGTGAGCATACCTGCTTCAGCGCCGAGAACGCCGTCAAGTTCGGCCATAATGAGCTGTCCGGGTCTGACTTCATCCTGTCCGGCGTGGGCAGCCAGGATTTTCTGTGTCATTGTCATT